CCATACTTGTTTGCTAGTAAAGCAAACTCTCTTCTTACATCAGCAGGTAATTTATCTAAGTTCTGTATAAATTTTTCATTCATAAAAATTTTTCCGCAAAATTTTTTTACAAGTATTTTGAAAACTTAAAAAGTATTTTACCACTATCTATTTAAAAAACCTAGCATAAACTGTTTGGTCTGGGACCCCTAGTCTGTAAACATAAAAACAATTAATTAAAAATTTTTAAAATTGGTAACCGGTCTGGTACCTCTATGCCTGGCGCACAACCTATGGTTGTAGTTATGATGGTCCCTGGCCCGGAGGGCCAGGGTATTAGCAGAAAGGTAAAGCTAATTAATTGTACCCGCAGGTGGTAGTGCTTTTACTTCCTTATTCCATGACAACCCGTCTTTTTTAAGGTTGTTATGTAGTGTAGCTTTTAAACTATCCGGGCTGCCTGCTTCCATGATCTCTTTGTATGAAGCCCGCTTGTTATCTTCTAACGTTGCAAGAACCTTGCCTTCCGCTGTTTTCTTAACCTGCTCCCGAGCAAAGTCAGCGGCCCACTCCCGGATCTGTTCCCAACAATCATCCGGCATTATTTGATTGGAACCATAGCCACGGATACCAAATTCCTTTTCTTGAAATTTATAATTAATATCTTTTTTCTTGGCTACTTTGGAGGTCCTAAAGAACCTGGCCGCTTTACTCATTTTTTGTTTTACAATGTCAATAGCCCCCTGCAGCTCTTCAATAATTGGTGTTGCTCCAATTTCATCTGCTAGGTTTTTTTCTGCTATCTCTATTGCTTCTGCCTCTATTGATTTTAGTTTAAGTTCGGCAGCATTAATTAATGGATCATAGTTCCGGTTTAACTCAGATACGAAATGATCCCGCTGCCATTTTTGCATTGTGCTTTTTGCCATGTTATTTTTCCTTTCTTGTTTATAGGATTATCCTATAGTATATTAAAAACAATGTCAAATAAAAAAATTAATTATATTTCCAGTTTAGAATGATTCTATTTCGCAGCACAACCTGTGGTTGAATAAAAATAAATTAATTTTAATCCTGCCTTATTGTTGCCTTATTTATCCTATATTGTCCTAATATGAAAGGAAAAAAGAAATATGAATGATAAACAAATAGAAGACTTTAAAAAACTATACAATGCAAATACTTTTAAAATAACTTTTTGGGCTAAGAAGCACAAAAAGCATATTACGAGAAATGCGAAATGGACTGAGCTTTGTAGATTTTTTAAATCTAAAAATGGTGTCCCTTGTATTACTTATTACGATTTAGAAAAACAAGGTTATAGAACAGCAACAACAACTTGGAGGGTTCAACTATAATGTTAAAAGCAATTTACTTTGCATTGCATTTTGCAATGATCTTTTTAGGTGTAATTTTAGCAATTCATTTTGATCCTACAATTGGTTTATTAATTGCAGGAACGTTTGGAGTTAAATTTTTCTTTATGTTACCGGAGACAAATTATGACAGATGAAAAAATTAAAGAACTTTTTAGAGACGTTGGAGAAATGATAAAACTACAACATAAACTTTTTGAAACGGTTCATAAAAGATTAAATATTTTAGAGCAGTACAATTTTAAAAAACCACTTGTACTTACAAAAGATATGGAGGTTAAGAATTAAAGAATTTATGAATCGCAATTCATAAATAGTCAGGTCTATTGTGTTTCGGAGCAGTACGCTCTTACCAGATGCAATGGACCTGGGATCAGTAGTGAAGAAGGGGACGCCTGGGTAGTAATTACTGATCCCTGGTCCAGTAGGTTACTGTCGATAATGCGAGGTACCACCCTGCTGGACCTGATCCCTGGTCTAGTGTAATGTTGGGAGTTGCTCCCGTAAACATAGCTAGACCAGGGATCAGTAAATGGTTGCCCTGGCGATTAAGTTCGAGGCGGCTTTATAACTGCAGACACTGGTCAAGTGTGCTTGTTACGAGAAGGGCTCTGGGATCATCCTGTAAGTAACAAGCTTCAAGAGCTCGATTTGTGAGGGTGTACGGCTCTATAAACTGGACCCCGGCAGACCTTGCGGCTTGGAAGCTTCAAGCCGCAAGCAACAAGCGCTTGACAAAACTAAATAAAGGATTATATAGGATATATGAAAGTTAAAATTGCAAAAGAAATTACAGGCAGCCTGACTCGAACGTCAAAAATGCCTGGCCTATCTTATAGTCTGCCAGCCTGGGAGTGTAAGACAGGATCAAAGCTTAGAAAAATAAAAGGCTCTGTCTGTGCCAGCTGTTATGCTTTAAAAGGTAACTACACAAGATACAAAGCAATTAAAGCCGCTCAGTATGACAGACTAGAAAAAATTAAAAATTCTCTGTGGGTTGCGGCCATGGTTGTGCAGGTCAAACGTCAAAAATATTTTAGATGGCACGACGCCGGAGACGTCCAGGACCTGGACCACTTAAACAAAATTTATTCAGTTTGTAAATTAACCCCGGAGGTGAAACACTGGATGCCAACGCGAGAAGCTTGGATTAAAAATTATTTATATAATAAACCTGGTAACCTGGTGATCAGATTCAGCCCGCCAATGATTGGACAGCGCAACGACAGCTGGCCAAACTCTTCAATGGTTGTAGAATCTGGCGCCACGTGTCCAGCACCTAAACAAAATAATTCCTGCGGTGACTGCAGGGCGTGTTGGGATCCGCTGGTAAAAGTTGTCAGTTATGGTAAACACTAAACATGTTTGAATTTAAACATCCAAAATATTATAAAGAATTACGCAAGCGTAATAACGAGCTCCGGGCAGCAACACGTGACCTAGCAGGAGCTCAATCGGATCAGGTCATTAGCAAAGAATCTTCGACGGAAGAGAATCAGCGTGCACCTGGTCCGGGCCCAAAGCGTCAAGCCTCAAGCGGCAAGCCACAAGCTGCAAGCCTTGAGAAACAAGACTCAAGCCCCGAGGAGCAAGCTTCAAGCCGCAAGCCTTGAGCATCAAGCTCCTTGATTACCTTCCCCTCATAAAGTTTTATGGAGTTAAGACCGAGGGCCTTAACTAGAATAAATGTATTGTCAGGATGTTTTACGTGAAACGCTATTTGATGAGGCGACAGGCGGACCTTGTTTGTTTTTGTTACTTTTAATTCAACAGTAAAAAAATAATTATTAGTATTGTATCCGAGTATATCTGGAGTACCCCAGGAAGCAGTGTTTTCTACACGGGTAAACGATAATTTGCAATTGTTCTTAACATTAAAGTTTTTAATTTCGTACCAAAATTTTTTCTCTGGATTCACTACTACACCTCATTCTATTTTATAAATAATTGCACTGACAATCTAGGCATCAATGGACTTAAAACAGGGTTAACTTTATGTGGAAGAGGAGCTTTAACAATAACCAAAGAATTACCTACAGGTGGTAGAAAGCCATGACCATTGTTATCAGTAAACATAAACTCACCTCCCCATTGCCTATGCCATCTATTGTTTAGATAATAAGTTGCACCATACTTCCACTGGCCATCATCATGCCAGTTTATACCGGTACCTTTCTCAAGATAATGAATTGTAGTTGTCATATCTTCTATATCATTAAACAAACAATAAGGATTAAGAAGTAATTCTTTTTTTAATACTTCAAAAGGTGGATAGTTACTTACTTCAACACGTTTAGGTGGTTGCATATTTTGATATAAAAAACTATTCCAAGCACTCTTAACATCTTTTAAATTAAGATCTTTTCGCTCGCGAATAATTGCATTATGGATACCTTTGTATATTTCTTTATCAAGAAAATCCTGTATCCACCAAATTTTTCCAGGGATTGAATAAGATAATTTCACAACTTTTTAATGACTTTGCCCATTCTCCATTGTTCAGGAGATACAGTAATGGCAAGGCGATGAGTTTCTCTTACACCAATTATTTTGTTTTCTAATAATTTAATGCCATCAATGTCATAAAAATCACCGTTTGGTAAAATAACTTGCACCCTAGCGTTAGCTGCTACTTCACCTTTTAAAAATTTATCTAATGCTTGTCTTAATATCTTTCCGGTAAACATGGGTTGATTTATAGACCAAGTTATACTAAATATCAAGTATGGGAGTACCAAAAAAATTAACTGAACAACAAATGAAATTTGCCTACGAGTTGGTAACAAACGAAGGTAGAGAAACAGCCACGCAGTGTGCAGTCAATGCAGGTTTTGCAAAAGACTCGGCCAGACAATACGCAAGTAAATTACAGAATCCAAAGTTGTATCCACTGGTTGTTAAATACATTGGTGAACTAAGAGAAGAGTGGCAGAAAAAATACGAAGTCACTTACGAAAAACATATTGCAGAGTTAGGTCAGATTAGAAAAGAAGCTCTTAAGAAGGGAGCGTGGTCAGCTGCGGTAAATGCAGAGGTCGCACGAGGAAAAGCTGCGGGTCTGTATATAGAGCAAAAAATAATTCGTACAGGAAAACTAGAAGACTTAACAACAGAAGAGTTAGAATCAAGAATGAAAAAGATAATAGATGATTACTCTCCGATATTAGAAAATGTGCCGTTTGAAGAATTAAAAGAGCAAGTACAAGAAACAGAAAAGAAAAAAGAATCAAAGAAGGACTCTCTCCATCTTGACGATGCATCCCTTGGGGAAGACATTCCTGTCGGAGAATAATTCGTCATTATCTTCATAGCTAGCAAACGTCCAAATATTTTTTTTATTCTGATCAAAAAGATATGCATGAGTTATCATAACCGATGGTGTTAAACCTAACGAGTCATGAGCTGTTGCATGCCCGGAATCACCCGTCGGATCGACCCAGGTAATTTTATAAAAATAATATCGTTTCTTTTTTATAACGACCGATTTGTATTTACTCTTTTTTGCTACCATGTAATTTTATATTTCCAGATATAGAAACCCTTTCTCCTTCCGTTGTTTTAAATGGATAAACCCAATGAGGTAAACCTGCAGGGAAAATAAACATATCTCCCACACTAGGTAAGTGAGCATGAGTTTGTAAAAATAATTTATTACCTGCTGCTGATGAAGGCATATTAAAATCAAATACAATACAACCGGGCCCAGGGCTATTAGATACACTAGTTTTACATTCCTCCTCTAACCCATCAGGAATTTTTGTATAAATTACAAAAGACAAATCATCGTCATGAGTATGTGGTGGATTAAATTCATATTTCTTTTGACGATTTATCCAACTGTTAACCAAACTAAATCCGTTTGTTAGTTTTTGTTTTCTTGCATCAAGATAACCTTGAGCATAACTATTTAAGTATGGAAGAATAATTGTAAAAACTCTAGTTGAATCTAATTCATACTCGTCTTTTAAATGTCCTGCCAGGCCGGGCTTAAAATCCTGGCCATCTTCTAATTGACCCAACGCATCTAACTCTTTTGGATCTAATTTGTAATGACAAACAAAAGGCCCCCAATGTAAAAATCTATATTCTATTCTTCGTGTGTCTGTCATAATTTCATTCCATAGAGTTTTATACATGAGAAACAGCTTTTGTAAAAAAGCTTTTCACGCGCGCGCGTAGGGAAAATCCCTGTAGCAGACTGAAGCACATTGTAACAACATTGTAACAAGCTATTATTCAATAGTATCAACAGTTTAAGTCCATTGTAGCATTGTATCACTATATTTTTCAAAATTTTTTTTATAAACATAAATCTCATACAGAATACTCTATGGGTTCTTGGTCCCTGATGCCTGAAGCTTTGAATATAGGTCAACTCTTCTTAACCATTCTTTCTTAAATTGTTGCCATTCATGAGGTATTTCGCAAGTATATCTATAAACATTACCATTTTTTTCGCTAATTAGAATCACTCCAGACTGTATGTTGGTGCCATACAATTCATTGTGAGCCATTGCATAAGCCACGCATTGTATGAAATAATCATCAATCCATTCACGTTTCTTGTATTTATTGCTTTGTTTAAAATCTATGATAGACTCTCGACCTTCATAAACCCCCACAACATCAGTAGTGCCCGCATACAGTCCAGGGTAGTACAAAGGTACCTCAACCCCATAAACCTCTTGTAAAGGCCTAAATAGCCCAGCATCGATGATGTTTTTAGCCATGGTGCCTGCCTCCTGACCTAAATCAGATAGATCCATGTGACCCTCACCTTTTATGTGTCCTTCAAGAATTCTATGCATTATTGTACCTCGAGCGGCTGCATCGTCACGTATTTGGTCTGCCTTCTTTTCGCCTTCTCTTTGCCTCCATGCTGCCAGCTTTGCCTTACTTTCTTCAGATTTGGTGGCAGACAATATCGTTGTTACACTAGGTAAATCCTGACCTTCGGCGTCGTATGTTCTCTTCTCTTTCGTAGTTTTTCTTGGTACTCTTATATAATTAAACTTTGGCTTTCCGTCCCATAGCATATGTAACCTTTCTAGTTTAGAATCATTCTAAACTCATAGCTTGTTTATATTCTTCTAAATTAACCACTTTACCATTCATGATCTGTGCATCGTAATGGTCTATGATTTGTTGTATCTTAGGCAACTTCGTATGTGCCCAGGGCCAGATTAAACAACATACATAAAAGGCATCACGAAATGTAACTCGCCATCTATATTGTTTTAGATACGGCGTACCATCTTTACGTTTACCCTTGCGCGGCTTGTCAGTTAAAGTGCCAACACCTAAGACTTCATGTACCCAAACCAAGACAGACTTATCGGTCATGGTTATTTCCATATTTAATCTTAAACTATTTGATATGCGATGGCCGTTTCCTTTGTGTCTTTTCTTTTTTTCAGGTCCACGTTTAAAATGTATTGAGCCTTCACCATCAAACAGACCTGCAATATAAGCTCTGTCAGTCTCGGCAATACCTTTCATTTAAGACTCCTTGCAAGCAAACACTTCTTGTCACCCATGGAATGAGTAGAAAATCCAAACAACTCCATTGCATATGCAATTACACTCATTTCAAATTTGTCTGTATCATCAAATACAAATCGTGCACGTGGAGCTGCTCGATTAGCAAACCAAACCGCTTCCGTCATTACGTCTTTAGACATGTGCGGGCCATCAAAATGAACGAATGCATAAGTCTTTTCATTCCAATCAGGATGACACATAAACATAGTGTCAGTCATGTTTGCTAATACAAATTTACCATTGTTACGATACTCTTTAAAATCGTTAAGCAATGTATCTCTCATTTCATCAGTGTAATCTGTTTTAAACTCACCTCGCCATCGTTCAGGCCATGCTTTGGTAAACTTTCTATCGTAATGCTGGTAAGACAAGTTACCATAAGGATCAACACCTACATGTATTTTATTATTTTTTACATTGTCCATTATTATTTTAGATCCAAGGCCTTGTCGTACACCTATCTCACAGCTGTAGTGGCCTTCGCAATCAAAGTTAGCCCACTTCTCTAACAAATCATATTCTTCACTATCACCTTTTATCATAACTTCTCCGGTTCAAATTCTTTTAGAACTTCTAATTTTTCTTTGGCGTTGGCGATCTTATCTATAAGTTTATTACACTCCTCAACGTGTTGGGGATGCTCTCCAATACCAACAGAACTTTCAAAATATATTTTTAATGTAGCATCAGCATGGGCAATGTCAGCCTGGTACTGCGCTTCTAATGCATCAAGTATTGCTCTTTTCATTCAACCTCTTTTCTAATTTAATTATTGTATCTTGTAATAATTTAATTTGTTTACCTGCGCGTCTACACACGCTTTGTAAAAATTTTATTTTTTCTTTGTCACTGGGTTGTATCATTTTGCTCCTCCTCTTCTTCTACTTCACCTTGGTTGTTGCAAAATTCACAATCAGCCCATTGTTCTTCTCTAACTTGCTCGTATGGTATTCGAACAAATCCATTACCATTGCATACTTTGCAGATAATTTTTCTTTTCATTTGCTTTCTCCTTAAAATATTTCTTTGCTTTCATTCTGACATACTCATGATCAAAACCTGCAAACGTACACACAGATTTAAAATCCGCATTAGGTTCTAAAAAATAATTACGAGCAGATTCCATAAATCTTTTTTGATAGAATCTTCCGTAAGAATAAAAACCTCTACCTATTGCATCCTCTAGAGCTACAATTAAAACGTTTCTCCAAAGAGACTTGATAGGATCTTTACTTTCACCTATTACGTTAACCGCTTTTACTTCGTATTTTGCCATTTAACTTTTTTGCTTTCTCGTCTACTAACATTCTAATCACTTGTGCTCTTGATAGTGTGATCCCTGGTGCCAGGATCTTGGTCATCTTATCAATCTTATCATAGCAGGCATGATCTACTGCGAGACTTTTGTATCTACTTATATCTGTCATCATCTTTCCTTTTGTTATATACAATCATATAGGATATTTATATAATTTTACAAGAGCTGTCAAGTCTTATTGTATTGCCTAGCTAGCTCGTCGGCCTTGTCGGTTATACGGTTTATAATCGCGTTTCGCATGTTTATTTAAATTCTTTTTGTGACGTCGAGGCCTTTTCTTAGGCTTATCTCTAGGTGTAAAATGTTTAAATGTTCTCTTGGCCATTTGCTTTTAAGTATGCTTTATCACTTTCACTTAACTTTAAATATCTTATACTACCATTAATGTGTTGTCTAGTATCTGCTCCACAGTTTGTGCACCTATAAAAGTCAGATACAATTGCAACGAGTATTGATTCCTCTTCACAGTCTTCACAGTAGCCATGAACAGTATCTATTTTATGAAATACTTTAAATGATTTAGACAAGATCTACTGCCTTTCCTGTAATAGGTTTGTATTTAGTTTTTTTATCTTCTCTATAAGCTCTCATGTATTGAGCTCTTGGTTGAAATGGTATGTAACTTGCATGTATCCATCCCGAGTTAGGTTCCCCTGGTGTGTAGTACTCTAGAATTAATTGATCTGTTTCACAGTTTGAGTATACCCAGTCAGCGACTTCAGCGTTGTCAACGCCTAATACTTCGAAGTCAACGGCTTCCGCTTTGGCATGCTGTGAATTTATAGAGCTGCCGATTGCAATACATAACTCTGGGCTACGATAGCCGCTTGTCACCTTAACTCTACCGAAGTGATCACGTACTGGCTGTAAAACTTTTTCACAAAGTGTTTTTAATTTATCTATTTGATCTGCGTTAGGTTCGTTGTCGATACCTTTACGTATTGCAGTGTCTGATTTGGTTAGCTCCTGAAGGCTAAAGTTACGTGTAAGTTTCATTATTTTAATATTAACTTTTTAATTGATTTAGATCCATCAATATTTTCTTCTAATTCTGCCTCACATTTTATGCATTGATATTTAACTTTGCTATCAATTTTTAAACCACGTTTAGCTACACGTGCACCTCTCATACACTCTGCATATCCAGTTTGTATTCGTGCTTCTTTAATTTCTCCGTTAACCAACATAAGTAAAGCTACTACAACCTCTGTCATTGGTGACTCCCGTTGGCTCTAACCTTATCTTTTAATTCTTCTACATCAGATAATAGTTTTTCTAATTGTTTTTGAGTAAATTCTATGTTGACTTTGTTTGTCATATTCTGTTCTTGATTTAATTGTAATTTTTCTACATCAGAAAAAAGTGCTTCCAGGAGCATATACTGCTCTTGGTCTGTGGGTAGTTGTTCACTTTTCTTAAGCAGATCAGCTTCAAACAATTCACGTGATGTCTCAAGTGAAGTTAGTCTCCCAGTCAGTTCTGTGTATGCAATTACGCCAGCCACAACACCTGCGATTATCATTAACATGTTCCTAATAGGCATGCTTACGGATGTGTTTTCAGATATTTTCACTTATCTTTTTCTCCTCTTTTTCTTCCTTTGGTTTTTTAATACAAACAAATTTAGCATACAGATCGTTTTTATTAACTTCTTCTTCACCAATCTCTTCCATTATTGTAATCGAATTTTTATATCCGTCAATTAAACATTTGTAAGTACTTTCGTATATTATTGTGTAATTAATTGGAGGCAAACAAGTATTATTAATACCTGAACAAATAATTAAAGATAAAATGTAATTCATTATTCTGGTTTAGGTAGTGTGTAATCTACCGGTGGTATTTTCAACGTGCTATTATTGTTGTCCAAAGTTTTAGATTCTGGGTTTTCTTTAATATAATCTTCTTTTAATTCATCCCATAAACTACCTGTAGGCATAGATTCTGTCTCGATCGATTGTGGTATAACACCTCTGCATTTAGATACTAGCAATGTAAAGTTTGGATTATGTGCAAGACTAGGGTTTCTATTTACTTTGTTACACATCTTCATTAACTCAAGTTGTTGTTTTAATTGTGCATTTTCTTTTGACGTTTTACAGTCTGTGCCTAAATATTTTCTGAATGATAATCTGAATTCTTGTGTATCACTATTACTGTAACTACTGTTGTAATCATTATAATCATAATCACGATTAGATACAGATAAGTCTATTTCACCACATCTAGTATTACCATCGTTAAGATATTCGTTTCTAGGATAAGCCGGTTCCATAAAACACAACACAACAAATAAAATAATTAATGCACCTGTAAAATAATAATTCATCCTGGCTATCTCCATAGTGCATCCTAATTATTTATTTCTCTGTTTAGATCTTTAATATCGTATTCCATTTGTCTAACCTTATCAGCTAGAATTTCATACAAGTTTTCAGCCATTTCCCATGTGCCTTCTGCTCTCTCTAATTTTGCAATTACTGTGTTAACATTATCTGTTAGTACAGCCATGTCTCTACGAATATTTTCCATGCTCATTGTTTTTAATTCTTGTATCTCCGCTTGGTTCGCATTTATCGTATCTGTTAAGTTTACAATATACTTAACACCTGTGAATGTTCCGACCAGGACTGACGCCACGACCGGAACCATCACTATATTTTTTTTTAATAAGTCTACTAAATTCATTATCTAGTCCAAAACATTAATCTTTTGGATATTTCTTTTATTTTATTCCAAATTTTTTTAATCATGTTGTCCTCCTTATGTGTATGTGGAACGTCTCCACCCTCGTGTGTGTGAGTTACGCCATCATCGTGAGTGTGCTCCATATAGTCATTACCGTGAGCATGTCCACAATGCGGACACACTTTATCTACATTAATAGGTGTTATTATAAACCCCATTCCACAGTTTTCACACTTCATTTTTTCTTCTCCTCAATGTTATAAAACATTCTATCTGAATCTTCAGTAACCCAGTCTCCATCTTCAGCGTCCCAGTAGGTAGTTTGAACCTTATAGTCAGGCCAATCATTATCTGTGGTGTAGCTGTTAACGTGCCAAATTATTCTATTGTTTGGCTGAGCTGCATAATTGCCATTTTTTAAAGCCATTATGTGTGCGCACTTGTGCTCCTGAGGAATCTCAGAATGTTCTGTATCTAATATGTTAACATCTGGGTGAGCCCAGTCAATAGTAAAAAGATATTTACCGTGATAAAATTTTTTGTCTCTTCCTAAATATTTTCCGTTGATACCATCTAACCAATCAAAACAAGTAACAGCAGGATGATAACTAAAACTATTCCATAGTTCCAATTCATCAACTGACATATCAGGGACATCTTTTCTCTCAAATTCTTTTTGAAAAAACGCTGAGATAGGTAAACGCCAATAGCACGCACCGTTGGGTAACATAATGTTAAATAGTAATGCGCGACCTGAAATGGAAGTAAAACCAAAGATAACACAATCACCAGACTCTCCTTTATGTTCTTCAAGATCATATAAATACTCTCTTCTTATCTTACAGTAGATAGGTGGTATGTTTGCATTTAAGTAAGCCATAATAAATCATTTTATAGATCCCCAATTAGGACCAGACTCATAGTCTACTTTATTTGGTATCTTCAAGTCAACTGCGTTTTCCATCACATCTTTAATTTTAGCTGCTTCTAAATCATTCATGACAGATATGTCTAACTCATCATGCACTTGTATGTGTGGCGTAATACCTTCTTTGTATAATTCTAACATGGCTTTCTTTGTCATGTCGGCAGCTGATCCTTGTATTAATTTATTTAAAGCTTTGTATGTAAATGCTCTACGAGTTGGATTGTTATGCCAATAATTTTTTTGAGGATTACCATCTTTATCTTTTAATATTTCTCCTTCATCGTCTTTTATGTATGGTCCCATCTTTTGTAAATCTTGCATACGCTCTTCATCTTCTGGTGGTATGTATTTACCCCAGTCAGAACCTCTAAGTATTGGTTCGTATTTAGGAAACCTACATCGTCTACCTAATAAAGTTTTTATCTGACCTTTTTTAGAACCAGCTTTCATAACTTCATTCATCAATTGTTTTACAAACGGAACCTTTGAATGATATTTGTCAAACAATTCCTCTGCTTTAAATTTTGTAACACCTAACTCTGCCTGTAATTTAGCTTTACCCATACCATAAAACAATCCAAGGTTAATTACTTTAGCTTGTGATCTAGGTATCTCTGCCATCTCTGCAACTATTTTGTGAAAGTCTGTTGAAGGATCTGTATCATATGAATCTGCAATAGTATTTACAGATGGTAAACCGTAACGTAACGCATAGTGTGCAACAAGTCTTGGTTCCTGTTGCGAGTAGTCAAAACAGCCCCACTTGCAACCTTCTTCTGGTATAAATAAACTTCTAATCATAGGACCTAAGACAGGATCACGTGCAGGTATTTGTTGTAGGTTTGGATTAGAATATGAAAAACGTCCAGTGATTGTTCCTCCATCATCAGATCTAATTTGATTTATCTCTGCATGAATTCTACCTTTGTGTTCGTGTTTTAAAATTGTATCTATAAAAGTTGTATTAACCTTGTTTATTTTTCTAGCTTCTGCTATCTTTTGAATTACAGGATGTTCATGATTCGAAAGGAAATTTTTAGTAAATGAAGGCGCACCAGTTTTCTCAGTTGTTTCAAAAGGTAGTTTCAAATGTTCAAAGACTTTTTGAATGCTACGTGCGGCCCATATTTGAGTTTCTAATCCTGTCTCTATTTTTACTTGGTGGATTAATCTTTCTTCTTGTGTTGTTAATTCTTTCTTTAATTGATTCGCTCTTGTCACGTCTACCCCCACCCCTAGGAAGCGCATATCAACTAGGCAAGGGAAAAGATCAGTCTCAAGATTAAATATTTCTTCAAGATCATTTTCAATAATTAATTTTTTTACATGCTGCCAAAGTTTGAAAGTTAGTTGTGCATCTTTTTCAGCGTACGCTCCTACTTCATGTGCAGGTAATCTCCACATGTCAGCTTTAGGATCTAGTCCTCTAGACTTTGCAGCTTCGTTAAGTGCTCTTTCATTTTTACCTTCGTTTAAAAAATGCCAAGACAAAGTATTAAGTGTATATGAGAATCTATTTTCATCTAATAGTGAACAGGCTATCATTGTATCTACCAGTAAACCATTGATATTAAATCCTAAATTACGTATCCAAGATACGTCATACATAGCATTATGAAATATTTTTGTAGCAGGACAATCTAAAATATCTTTGAACCATTCAAGAGTTTTAGCTCTATCCATGTTAGGTCCCTCTTGATGAGCTATAGGAAAATACCAAGTATCATTATAAGTAGCTACAGCTATACCTACAACTTCTCCATTACCTACAACTGCACCAGATCCTTTTGATTTTAAATCTGGATCTCTTGTTTCTAAATCAATTGCAATCTCATCATAAGATCTAAGATCTGGATACTCTGTGGATTGAACCCATTCTGTCTGTGGTAAAATCATTTTAAATTTTTTAAGACAATGTAAACTATAGTAAGACCTATTAATAAACAAACCATACTATAACCAAACATACCTAAACCAAAACCAATTGTCATTTTTTCTTCTCCATATCCTTCATTTTTAATAATTCTAATTGGCAGTAGTGCATTATTTTTTTAATGTCCTCTGCTCCTCCTTTTCGTTGATAGCGACAAACATATTTTACAACGTTGCCTTGAAAGAACGAAAGATTATTTTTAGAAATAAACTCATAAGGCTGTATAGGAAATTTTGTATAATGATTCCCGCCAACCTGAGTATACTGTGGAAACGCCTCGTCCAATATATTTTTATCTGTCATAGTTGATACTCCTTTAATTTCTTTTTAGCTCTTAATTTATATATGTTATTTCGTGCTCTCGTTATACCCACGTACCATACTCTATGCTCCTCATCTTGTTTGTCAACACTTAACTTAATTCCTTGTTGTACGGTGCGCCCCTGGTGTAAAGATAAAATTACATTATCTTCTTCACCACCTTTTATTGCATGTATAGTTGACAACCATATTCTTGCTTTCTCTTTTAAATTTTCTTTCGATGCAATTAAGTTTCTTAAATATAAAATTTCTTTTTGATCTGCTATAAATTTATCATACCAAGGGACTTTAGCATCCCATTTACCCGAAGGTATAAATTCTTTTACTGCATTTATATCTTTTTCATTTAATATTTCATCCATCGTCCATTTAGTATAAGCAGCAGCTGCTTCATACATACCAACTTTAAAACTTTTGCCTTTGTTACTTTGATAATAAAAATTCTTACGTCTTAGATCTTTCATGATATCTAACAGATTGCTTTTAGTTCTTGTTAGTATAAGCCACCTACCTTTTGTTAAATCAACTTGAGTAAGATCAGCTATGTAATGAGATTCACCTACGTAATTTCTTGGTCTATAATGTTTTATTTTTCTAACACCTTTTATTTTTGCTATTGGATATCTTGATTCTCCCTGCACGGCCATAGATATACGTCTAGATTGTTTTAACACGATCTCTCTTGCAGGTTCTTTTACAAATCTTTTTACATCAGCGCCAGCCCAAGCATAAATAGCCTGGTCATCATCACCAGCTAAATAAATCTGATCGCAATGTTTTTTTAATTTATCGTACAGTTGCCATTGCAATGGTGATAAATCTTGTGCCTCATCAATAAATATAGCTTTAAATTCTGGTATTTTATCAGAGTTTATTACTTCTTTAATTATATCGTTAAAGTCAAAAAGATTGTTTTTATCTTTGTATATTTGTAAGTTTCTATAAATGTGATTTAAAGTATCGTAGTTTATTTTTCTTTTGTCATGTTCGTTTAAGTCAAACTCTTGTCTAATATCAATGTCTTTGTTAACAGCTCGCTGTATCATTTGAAAGTAGGGATTATTACAAGTTAAAAAATGTGTTTCTTCCTCGTTATATTTGTCAGTAAACGAAACGCGTATATTTAATTTTTTACCTAAATCTTCGTAATGATATGGTTGTATAATATCTTCTTCTTTTAATCCTAATAGGTGATAACAAAACGCATGTAATGTTTGAAAGTATGGTACTTCTTTTTCAGATACATTAATTCTTTTGCGTGCTTCCTCTGCAGCTTTTCTGGTAAATGCAAAGTATCCTATTTTATGTAATGGCACACCTTTACGTTCGTATGCTTTTACACGCCTAATTAATCTAAATGTTTTACCTGTACCAGGTGGTCCATAAATTTTATTGATCTTGTGCATCGGCTTTTTTAAATCCATCCTTTAATGATCCACTCCAGCCGTATGATCCATGATGCGTGGTTTGACCATCAACGATACCATAAAATTTAAATCCTGATTTTTTAATCAGATTACAAAAGTTAGTATCTTCTCCCCACCATGTGCCATCTTCACTAAAAGTTGTATCCCAAAAATTATAAAAATATGTATTAGCTTTTTCAGATATAATTTCTTTTTGTTTTATTTTTAAATGTGGATTATCTTTCATTAGTTTTTCATAAACCTTTCTATGAATTAATGTTAACCCTGCAGGTCCAACTTTTAATTCTACAATACCTTTTTCATCTATTTTAATATCTAAAGGATTTTCAAACTCTACAGAAAATTTTACTACATTGTCTTGTGTTTTTTTTCTGTATGGCACACAGATAGCGTCCTTTTGAGCTATAATCATGCGTCCTACAACGTCTGGTTCAAACTCCATATCTGAATCTACAAATAATTGATAATCAAAACCAGATTCTAAAAACATTGCAGTCAATACATTTCTACCATAACCTACGTATGGACATTTAAATGATCCTATTTCTGCTTGTATTTTTGCAAGAGTAAATTTATTAAACAATTTAACCAACGATAAACAAGTTGATACTTGCATTAAATCATATGTTGGCATCGATATATAAACACTAGGTGCTTTCTTCATACTATATTCTCCTTATCTTCTATTTCTATTAGTTCATCGGGGATGTCTTCTTTTTCTAAACCTTCTTTTGGAAGTTTTAAAACTCTTAATGGTGGAAATGATTCTTCGTTATCACCTTTTGGAAATCTTTTTTGACAATCAAACTCACCCTTAAAATATTGTTTAATCATGGTTGCTGTCCTGGCTCGTTCTTGAGTCCAGTCTCCACGTTTTAATTCGTCATAAAATTTATCGTATATAAAATAAAAGTTTTGATCTTCTAATAGTACAGCACCACTTTTAAACGATGCATATGTTCCAGCGTTTGGTCCGTTAACATAATCAAACAATTCTTTTTTCAACATGTCTATTGGGTTTGTACCTGCAGGTGGTTGAATTGTTTCCATGGTTGCCCATAGTCCATTCAATACATTTTGATATTCTTTTTCTTTAATACTAGGTGGATACGTTGTAGTATGGTCTGCAATCAAACTACGCATTTGTTTCATCTCATTAAATTGTTTTATACTTTTTGCATGCACCTGCACAATCTTATCTGCAGCCACTTCAACATTAAAAAAATATTCATGATCTGGTTTATACATAATTCTAATTAAACCTGATACTGATGGCCACTGTGAATCGAAGTGACCACCAATACCAAACTTTCTTTTAAGACATGTGCCCCTCGCACAATAAGATGAAATAGGTAAATCATTACATTTAAAACCTGCTGTATCTTTTTTCCAATACTTAATCTTTTCCTCTACTTTACCATCACCCCAAATCTCATCATACAAAATATAATTTCTAGCTGCTTCTAATACTTTCTTTTCCCAGTTCTCACTAAATTTCTTTTTAGCAAACACCATGTAGTTATATAAAAATCTATCTCTTTCATCTTTTAGTTTGGTCCCTGATTCCTGTATCTCTTTGCAGATCATCTGTAAACATGGAGGTCCATCAGCAAACTCCTCTGGTCCACCAGTTAATACTTCTTTTATTTTTTTATTACTAACCTCTTGTAAACTTTCTTTTGTTTGTAGATTAGCTTCAACTACTTTTAAAAAATAATCTAAATCCATTTTACTTCCATCAGGCCTATACGCTCTTCGCTCGTTACCATTAAAGTATGGAAGGTTAATAAAACTACCAGTAGTTCTTTCTCCATTTTGATTTTTACCTAATGAAGTTTGTTTAGGAAAAATTTCTGTCTTTGCTGGTAGTCCAAATAAAAATAATAAGTTTGATAAAAATTCTCTAATTAAAGATGCAGGTACTCTTTCTTTAGTAAATACATAGATATGTAATCCACCACTTTTAGATTCAATAGGTATGACAGGTAGTTGTTTTGTATCAATAACTTTTAAATACTTTTGTAAATCAAACTTTTCATAGTCATCAGGATCAACATCAATTGCACCAAAGCTAGCCATGCTTTCATCATCACACGCTTGCAGTCCTATTGATTTCTGTCCTTTTAAATGATCTTGGTAATCTTTATCTGTAATAGGTCGCTTTGCCCAACCATAATCACCTGGATCAAATTTAAGTTTATTAGTTTTAGGATCATGGTATCCGTTCTTCACGTTACAGAAACCAAAGTCTCTTTTTAATCCGCTAAAATATTTTTCAAAATCTTTCATAATTTAAGAAGGCGCCCGTAGTCTCCCATAGGCGCCCTCCGTGGCCAGTGTACTCATCAAAGTACTCGGTTATACAATGTCTCCAGTAGTTTTAGGCGCATCGTATTTTGGTTTCGCTGCACCTTTTGATACTGTCTTTTGAAGTTGTTGTGCAATTTCATATAGTTCAGCATCTTTTTTATCACTGACATCAAGATTTCTTACTCTTGATGGTTTGTAGACATGCCAGCTTTTACTCCCCGCTGTTTTACCAACAGTTTTTAATTTATAAACTGCTGAAAACGCTGCTGGGTTGAAAGAACCTTCTGCATCAGAGAATCTAAGATTCTTGATCAGGTTGTTTAGCTCTCTTGCTGGTGTAAGGTTTGAAGAACGCATAGCAATTACTGCAGGTCTAGGTTCACCCTCAGATAATGCTAACACATAGAAATATGCAGTTTTCTCTACATAGTTACCGTTAGGTAATCTATATCTACCGTTTTTCTCTTCTACACCATCCGCTGGAATCTCTAAATGAGTTCCGACTGGAGCTGAAGCACTGTCGCCTCTCTCCTGCCATTCCGGATATCTAGTTTGAGAATGAGCAACGATCACATCTAATCCCTCGTTACCATCGATAAGTTGCGTGAAGCCTGCTGCATATATCATGCCAGGTTTGGCTCCGTTAACATATTTTGCATCTCGTTCGTTACACTCAGGTGAAAGCTGATGAAGAATTTTTAAAATCGGAGTTGAAACATCGTCCGATTTAATTTCTTCTGTGCCTTTACCAGAGTCACCTCTGAGATTGATAGTTGCAAGTGATCCTGCACTATTCTTTTTTACTACTTCTTTATCCATATTTTACTCCTTAATGTTTGTTGGTTTAGTAGTTTAGTTTTTGTTTTTTATTTCCGTTTGATTGCCTTCAAACGTTGTGAACAACTCTGCAGGTATGCTGCCACCTTTTTCGTGATAGTCCCGCAAAGTTGTTCTAAGGGTTCCGGCATGAACTGCAATTTTCCGATCGGGTTCATAACCTTGTCCTCGTGCAAGTGAAGCATATTGCTCCGCCTTGATATCTTCGTTAAGACCAAACTTGACTGTGATTTCATTTTTCACAATCGCTCCCAGTCCCTTATTCCGAAGCCAGTCGTGTGCCTCTTCTTTTTTAGCTGCAATGATAGAGACACCAAAAACATTTTTGACAGATATTTCTGATCCGTCTTTTAGTTTTAATGTTTTAAGATTTAACTGATCCATTAGATCAGGTATAATAATATTAGAATAATATTTCTCTCTTTCTTTGAGTAGTTTTAATTTACTCTCTTGATTAATTACTTCTTGTTTAATTTCTTGAAGTGTATTAATTTCTTTTGAGAGTTCGTCTGGATTGACGTTTGACACCTGGTTCGGTGCATCTTCGCGTAAGTTTATAGTCATAGCTTTCCTTATATATGTTTGTTAGTTTAATCATTAATAATAATTCCTTTTTGCAATTTGAAATATAGTTATAAAAAATTTAGTGTCAACTTATTTTTGAAAAATATTTACTTCTATAGGATAATAAGTTTTTTCTTGACGGTCCCATTTTAAAAGTTTGTACTTACCATTAGTTGTATCTGAAACTAATGAACATACTACACCTATGATAGCAGGATCACCTGACAATAAAAGATAATCTTCTTCGGTATAGTTTTTTAGAAGAGTTCTAAGTTTCATAACTAACGGTCCGGGTGAGTGAATCATTTGTGAAAACTCTGGAAGCAAAGACACAATATCACCATATTTTTGTGCTCCAACAATATTATATTTAGGTTCACCTTTGCCGGTTCCTGGTATGTCTTGTATTAAATAAACTTTGCTCATTGACTTTTTAACTTTCAAGTAATATATAACAATTAGAAAGTAAAAGTAAACATGAATTACAAATTTAAAACGAAGCCGTATGCTCATCAATTAAAAGCATTAGAGCGTTCTTGGGATAAAGAATATTTTGCGTACTTTATGGAAATGGGTACAGGTAAATCTAAAGTATTAATAGATAATGCATCTATGCTTTATGATAAAGGTGAGATAAATGGCTTGTTATTGATAGCACCAAAAGGTGTTTATAAAAACTGGTACGATGGTGAAATACCAACTCACATGGTAGATCACATTGAAAAGAAAGTTGTGCTTTGGGAAACATCTAATTCGTCTATAGAAAAAGTAAAAGAATTAAATACAATGTTTGCAACAGGAACTGATTTTCATATTTTAGTTATGAATGTAGAAGCGTTTTCGTATCCAAAAGCTACAGAGTTTGCTAGACGTTTTTTATCTTGTCACAAAGCTATGATGGCAATTGATGAATCTACAACTATTAAAACTCCTACAGCAAATAGAACTAGAAATATTGTATCTTTAAAACCACTTGCTAAGTATAGAAGAATATTAACAGGTTCACCAATTACAAATTCACCATTAGATTTATTTAGTCAAGCAGCTTTCTTAGATAGTTATCTTTTAGGCTTTGATTCTTTCTGGGCATACAGAGCTCACTACTGTATTATGAAAACTATGAACTTAGGGTCTAGGTCTGTTAGTGTACCAGTTGGTCCAAACAAAAGAAACATACCTGAACTAGAGGCGAAGATAAAAGTATTTAGTGAACGTGTTTTAAAAGACGATTGTTTAGATTTACCTAAAAAAACTTTCTTAACACGTAAGATAGATCTTACAGGTATACAAAGAAAACTTTATAATGAAATGAGAAAGTATGCAATATCAGAACTAGAAGGCAAAGTTTGTTCTACATCTACAGTCATGGTTCAGTTATTAAGACTTCATCAAATATCTTGTGGCTATCATGCAACAGATGATGGTAAACCTCAACAGTTACCCTGCAATAGACTAACAGAGTTAATGGATATACTTTGGGAGATATCAGGTAAAGCAGTTATCTGGTCTTACTATGTTGAAGACTGCAGAAGAATAATAGAAGAAATAAAAAAACACTTTGGAGAAAATTCTGTTGTAGATTATTACGGTGCAACAGCTACAGAAGATAGACAAAAAAATATTAAAAAGTTTCAAGAAAACCCTGAGTGTAGATTTTTTGTAGGTACAACAGGTACAGGTGGTTTTGGAATTACATTAACTGCAGCTAGTACAATGATTTATTATTCTAACGGTTATGATTTAGAAAAACGTTTACAATCAGAAGCACGTATCGATCGTATAGGTCAAACTAAACCTATGACGTATATTGATTTAGTGGCTGAAGATACTATAGATATAAAAATTCAAAAAGCTTTACGTACTAAAATGAATATTGCTAATGATGTTATGGGTGAAGAATTAAAATCTTGGATCTAAAAAAATCCTTTATCAATAACTTTTTCTAGCAACAGAAGTGATACTGCCCCAACAGTACCCAATAACACCCAATAGATCTTGTCTATCTTACCGCCCAAATCGTGAATACCTTCGTGCATATGTTTAACATCATTTTTTAATCCAGTAATATATCCGTAAATAGAGAGTAAATGTTCTCTAGTAGTTTTGGGTTTTAGTTTGTCTCCGTTTGGCATTATGCTAATTGATCCAATCCTCTATTTCTTAATTTGATAGCTTTTTCTTCGTCGGATAATAATGCGTTTTCTGTTCGCGTCAATCCTTCATTTAGTTGCGCCACTTGAGTGTTATTTATTATGGCCGGGTTTGGTCTTGCATCTGAAACTTGCACAGGTATTGGTGGTGTTAATAATTCAGATGTTTGTTGTGTTTGTAATAAGTATTTATTTATATCTAAATCAAAATCTTTATTTAATCTAAGTTTTTGCATATCTCTTTCCATTTTATCTATCATACGTTCCACCTGTCTAGAAAAAATATTTGGTATATTTTTATCTTTAGCTAGTTCTTCTAGACCTTCTATTTGTCCTCTTGTAATTAATAGTGGAAAAAATTTATTATTTTCTATATCTTCGTATAAAGGTATTTCTCGTCTTATTGCAAACATCTCTTCGATTTCTCTATCTCGCATACCTAAAGTTTTAACTGCATCATACACTCTTCTAAGTTTACTCATGTCTTCATAAAAAGATTTATTAGCTTCAAAGTATTGTCTAATTAAAAGATTAGGATCGTTTATTGGGTCACCTGTTCTAAGATCCTCAAATATTTTCTTACCTTCATTTCTTTTCGATTTTAAAAAATCTGTAATTTTAAAATTTAAATTTTTTTCTATATCTAATGGTACTTTTCTAAAACCTATAAATCCTAATAATTCATCAGGTATTTCATAGTTTACACCTTTTTGTGATTTTTTTAAGATAGCATTAGTTAGTCTTCGTATCTGTGGTAATGATCCAGGTGATAACGTGTACGCCACATGTTCAAAAGATTTAGTCCACTTAGTCATTACACTATCATCTGGATTCCAAACAGGGCTACCGTTAGCTTTAACACCGTTCCTAGTTAACACATCAAACATAGCTCCTGTCCAAATAGATTCAGAAAAAAATGGTTCCATTATTTTAGCAGAAGCTTTGGCCAAACCATTTGCAAAACCAACAATAAGTGGATCATCGTCATTAGCAGCTTTTGCTCTTTCAATATTTGATACAATAGTATTTACTGGTTGAATCATGGTGTCGTAAAAGAAACCATGACTAAAATCTATATATTTGTATTTACCATTTTCATACACACCAATGATTGTATTATCTTCTGACCATGTTGGAAGTATTTCTCTCATAGCTGTTATTTTATCTTTTGTTA